TTTGACAATGGCTTGGGCGATTGCCTTGAGATGCTTGGCAGGCAAATCAAGCACATCCATGCCCTCTGGAAGTTCGATGCACTTGGCATAGATAGGCATCAGTGCGCCGATGTCGCCATTGGCGTTTTGGATGGCGATGATGTCGCGGATGGTCAACTTATCAGCATTAACCGTGTACTGTGGTGTGGTCATAGTGATGGGCATCTCCTATGTAATCATGCGGATCATGTGGGCATCTCCCGCGTCAGCGGTACTGGTGGCTATGCGGTGGATGCCCAACACCGCACTGCCCGAACTATGTGGTGTACGTGACGCCCGGCGCCATGACGGTGATGCTCGCAACGACCGGACCAGCGCTTGATGCTTCGACGGCAGGGAAGTCGATGCTCGTGATGTAGCCCCCAGCCATCGTCTCGCATTGCTTGCCAGCGGTGCCCTTCGGCTCCCACTTGACTTGCACGAGGTCGCCAGCCTTGTATGCAGCGTAGGTGAGTTCCCACGCCTCAAGCGCAATCTCAGTGTAGAGAAAGTTGACCGTGACTTCAACGGCTTCCTCTTTGCCCAGCAGAATGATGGGGTTGGCACCGTCGAAGGTGTAGGTCGAATCATTGATGCGTGATGCCGTGGCGACGTCTACGCTCTGTGCGGTACCGCTGTGGTCAACATAGGCACCCGCAGCAATCTTGATACCGACGGCGGCGGCTGACCCCGTTACTGCCCCTGTAGTTTGTGGCATTGTTTTGCCCTCCTATTGGATTATTTCCCTAATGGTAAGCGTTGCCGTGACCACGTCATAAAATCGCCCCGATGCTTGTGGCCATTCCAGCACCTGCGCACGAACACCGAGACCAGTGAGCGCCCACGCGGAACCTTGCAACGTCCTAGCGCTGTTGTGATACGACGCCATGTACGTCTCAAGCCCCGGTGCAACATCCTTGAGTCCGATGCCCATGCCCGCTGCGCGAATCAGCGCCACGTCAGTAATCGTCCACTCAGTTTGCATGAGGTGACCACTACCGCCCAACGTCTGCACCGTCGTGCGTGACGACATCATGCCGATCGCACTGATGATGCGTGCTGGTAAGTCAGCAACCTCAACACTGTCCTTCAGCGTGGCACCTCGGTATACCGTGGTGACACCGCTAACGGCCATCGCCTCGACGGCGTCTAGAATGGCGTCTATCTGACTGCCCATGCTATGACCTCCGGATAAACGGGCGCAGCATCTCTTTGATGTCGCTCGGGATGCGTGGCGCAGTCAGCACGACGCCGTCAGCGCTAATCATGGCTCGGTCGCTGTCCGGCGTGCCTTCACGCTGACGGTACAGGTAGCCAGCAAGGCGAAGCGTTGCCGCAATGATGTCGTCTGGAATGTCAAGGCTGTAGCACCACTTGCCAGCAACTTGCACCGATGCTTCTACGCTGCCGTTGTACGTCCAGAAATAGCCCGACGATGACTTGATGCGAATCATACTGGTCGGCACGGTGTTCAGTGGCAACAAGACCACTTGGTTGTTGGGTATCGGTGTACCGTCGCCATTGGTGATGCTGGTGAGCTCTGCTAAATCGTGTGATAGATTCAGCGTGTAATCATCAAGCAAATCACCGCCAAAGCGCTCCAGCATCGGCGTGAAATAGTGGACATGCGATGCTGCAGGGCCGTGGCCTGCTTCGGGCTCAAAATGACGATGACAATGCCGGTCAATCATCGCCTGTGCACGGTTAATCGCATCGGCGAGCAGCGCATCGTCACTTGCTGATGTAATGCCGAGGTAGGCCTTCAAAGCCGCCGTTGTCGTGTACGCCATTAGATAACCTTCTTCTTTGGCTTCGGCTCGGGCTCGGGCTCTTGCAGGATAATCACCGTTCCTCGACTGGCGAGGCGCTCGGCATCGCTCTGGCTGAACTCGATAATGTCGCCCGCTTTGTATGAGCGCATCATCGGTCCTTCAACCCGAACAATGTCTTTGAGTAATTGACACTTGACCATATGGCATCTCCAATGAGAGCGGTGTGATCAGCACCGCTCTCGTGTGGTATCGGTTATGGTTGGACGATGTAGGCGAAGGCCTCAGGCTGAATCACGTCGCCACCGAAGCGGTAATCGGCGAAGATCGCCGTCTCGTTGTTGGCTTGGTAGAGGTATGGGTTTCGGCTAATCTCGATGCTCCCGTTCTCAACGAAACAGTAGTATGAGAAGTTTCCAAATACCACTGACTTGACCGTGGTGGCAATGGCGCCGATAGCGTCACTGACGATGACTGGGTAGCCACTGATGTCTCGGCCATTACCCTGCGGTGTTGGCTGGAATTGGAACCAGTTACCAGTCAAGCCGCGGATGTAGCCGAGGGTGCTGTTGCGCATGGCGAATGCAGTCTGACCCAATGTGGCGTACTGTGACGGAATCTTGTGCTGCAAGTTGATGACATCGCTGGCGTCGATGGTGGTGGCGCTGGCAGCGGTCTCGCTCTGCGTGGCTCGGGCCAATACACCCCATGCCTCATTGGTGCCAGTACCGGCGAGCACTTGGTTGTTCACTGCCACAGCAAAGCGGGCGGCAATGTGCTCAGTCACGAACTGCTCGAGGTTGGCGGCTTGGTCGCTCAACAACTCGTTCGACATCTTCATTGAGATGTTGTTACGGAAAATCGTGATAGTCTTGGTGTTGGCAAAGGTTGGCTCGCTGAAGTTGGCAGCACCTGACTCTGCGACGTATGCGCTCGAGCTCTGTGCGCTCACGGCTGGTACGTCGATTTGGCGACGTGAGGTGGTGAGGCGCATCAACGGCACTTGGCTGAGCAAGCTGAGTTCATCACGGCGAGCGATGATGCGGTCGTAGAAATCCTTGGGCACCAAGAAGCCACCGTTGTTGTTGGTGCCTTCGACCAAGGTGGCCTTGGCGGCGATGGTGTCGCCCGTGGCAATCCAGTGCTTCAAAGCCTCGGTTGGCTCATTGCTGAAGCCACGAGTGGTAACGCTCTTGGTTGATGGTGCGGCGATGACGCCACCCTGTACTGGCTCACCAGCAAGCTCGCTGATGGCTTGCTTCACTGCGTCTTTAATGTCTGACATGGTGTCTGATTCCTTGCTGATAATCGTCTGATGTGTATCGTCAGGCTTTGGCGTGGTGTCAGCATGGCTCGACACAGTGCCCTCTTCGCTCTTGACTTCGGTAACGGTGCGTGGCTCTGCTGGCGTCGGGGTTAGGCTGATTTCACCAACCACCCAGCGCTTAAGCTCTCCGGCTTCACGAACCACGAGGTGCGACAGTGCGCCGGTGCTCAGTCCGAGTGCACCGCTGTTCACGAGCTTCATCACCTCTTTGGCGTACTTGTGGCGACGATCAAGCTCGATTTCGACGTCGATGCCTTCATCGTCTGGCATCCACGCCTTGACGGTGCCAATCTGCGACTTGATACCGCCGAGGCTATGGTCGTAGTAGACCGGCATGCCGACGAAGCTACGGGTATCGCCGAGGTCGGTATCACGTGTGAACGTATCGCCCGCAAGGTCTTGACCACCGTAAACGATGCCTCGACCTTTGAGCGTGTAATCACCGATTGCTTTCACTGCGTTCATGATGCCCCCATCAGCTTGCGTGCAAAGGCTTTCACCTCGTCGCTCACTGCCTCTTCTGATTTCATGGTACGGGTGCTGTCAAGGGCATCAACCACTTCGGCAATTCCCTGCTCCATTTCGAGTTGTTCGTCGGCGTATTCCTCGCCGTGCTCCTCGTCGTCGTGCCCGTCGTCACCAAGTTCCACGCAGATTTCGAGCATCATCTTGAGTTGCTTCCGCATTGTGCGAATCAGCTTCATATCTGCTTCACTGTGACGCCGTGACGCCTTTGCTTCCATCTCGTCCTCCTCATCAATAATTGCTTGCGCCCAGTCGCGCCCTTCGTCGCCTCCCCAGCCGTACCATGCTTGCCAACCCTTACCACGCTCATCCCACGTTGCGCCTTGTTTGTCCACCTCGTGGCGTGCGAAGTAGGACAGCATGCGTCGAAGCGTGGCGACCGACACCGGCCGACGCTCTGCCAGCTGTCGGGCTCGCGCCAAACCAACCAGCGTCATGCCTTGCTCTGATGCTGGCTTCTCTGCACGGACTTCGAGTGCAAGGCGGGCATTGTCTGCCACTTCAACGGGCGGAATATGCGTATCGCTCTCGGCTTTGTATTCCTCATCAGCCGTGGCGATGGTCAAAGCGGTGAAGTATGCTTGTGCATCGTCTCGATCGTCGTAGCACTCGAGCGGTGTCATCGTGCCTTCTTTGAACACACAGAATTGGCCATCTTGCTCCATCACTTGGTACGGCATATCACATCCTCTCTAAATCGGCGATTGCGCCTTGCACAATCTTGTCAAGGTCTCCACGCTGGGCGACGATGTCGGCGGCTTCGATTGCGGTACGCCAGCGCCCTTGATGAATCTCCGCTTGCTGGTCGCCGATGACATATGGCGCATAGGATGCAGCACTGTACAGCACGGCGCTATCACCCTCAAGGTCAACACGAAAACTGCGGTTCAGTGTTTCACTCCCTTTCAGTCCACTCCCTTGGCCACGCACATATGGCACTTTGATTTTGCCCTGCTTAATCATCGCCATGACAAAGCGCCGCTGTCGTTCAGACTTATAGCGCATTGACCCCTGCGATGGTGGACGCGGTTTGTCCTCCATCATCTCTTGCTTGACCGCTTGACCGTATGCCAATAGCACGGTACGCACCATGTCCTGATACCTTCCGAAGCTGACGTCGGCGAGGACTTTGATACTCACATCCATGGCTACTCCCGTATCACTCGAAGGCCGGTATCACAGCGACAGCGCACGTGTGCCGGTGGACCAAGTGGATAATCAGTAATCCAGAAATCCTCGTTTTTACCATTGAGCGGTGCGCAGATTGGACAAACGAGATCGTCGGCATCGGTATTCCACACACGCTCCATCAGCACACCGCGGGCGCCAAGATATTTCTGATACTCAACCGTTGCCTGTGATGCGGCGCGCGTCGTCTCGGTAATGGCGATGGACGATGCACGTGCTTTGCCGGACGCCGGTGCAATCAACTTCGCTAAATCTTGGATGGTCATACCAGGCGTAGTGCGATACGTAGCGATAGCACGCTCGAGTACTTTGCGTGTCGTGCTGTCAATCTCGCGGTTAAAGCTTGGCATGTAATCGGATAGCCAATCTTGAATGATGACACCCTCATCAGCTGGGTCGACGCCGATGCCGAACTGCGTGCCGAGGCGGTCGACACGGCCGGACATCGTGGTCTGTAGCTCCGTAATCATCACCGGCTCAAGCACATCTTTCAGCGATGGGTCGACGTCTTTGCCCTGCACAATCTGCCGAGCCCATGTGGCGCCTCGCTTTTCCATGGCGCCGACGATGCGGTTATACACACGCTTTTCATCGGGCGTTAAATCGTCGATGGCCTTGATGGCGTTCACCACCTCATGCACCTCGTCGACGGTCATGCCGTCAGCGATGCAGTCCATAACACTCTTCACCTCATCCGCCGTAATCACGTCGCTCTCGAAAGAACACGCGATGCTCTTTCCGGCTTTGATGCGACGCTCAAGTTTTTTTGCCAGTAATCCAAACTCCGCTTTGCGCTTGGTGGCGATGGCTTCGTCCACCTCGTCCGGCGTAATGTCTTGACTAGGTTGCACCTCCTCGCTGACGGCTGCGCTTGGCTCAGTGGGCGTAGCGTCGGGTGATGTTGGAGGCGTTGGCTCAGGCTCTGGCCCAAGCGCTTCCTCGATTTGGTCATAGCCCAAAATCTTCATTGCGCCACGCAGTGGGACACCGGCTTGCACCAACTGCAACAACGATCCGGCGCGGTTTGCCTCATCGGCTTGCATGACGTCCAGTGCTTCGGGGTTAAACTGCATTTCGTAGTTCAGTGCGTAGAGCAACTGGTCATTGATGACCTGCTCATACAGCGAAAGTCGTGGAATGATGGTTTCACGCCAGAAGCTTTGCCGGTCACTGTCTGCCGTGGCAAAGTTGGCAGCACTGGCCTCGAGCATGGTGCGTGGTACACCGAGCGTCATGCTGACAGCGGTGATGGCACGTTCTTGGAGCTCTGGCAGGAGCAGTGTGTTAATCGGCGGTGTGATCGTCGTGACTTTGAGGTCGGGACTGCGCACAAACGCCGTGCGAAAGGCGTTAACGACACCTTGAAAGCGCATTGTCCATTCGCCTTGGAATCGCTTAAATTCTGCTTCATCCATTGTCTCCGGCAAATTGAGTACGGTGATTGGCTGTGCGCCACCTTCGAAAAAGGCGCTGGTGAATCGCTCAAGGTAATGCGCGAGCTGGGCAGACTGCAAGGCGACGCGCGCCGGTGCAAGCCCGGGGCCTACTTCGTCGGTCAGCGATGGCTCACGGAAGTAAATGATTTCCTGCGTTGTCCATGGACCGTACTCTCTCCCTTGAATGCTCTGTCGAAACGTCACCCCGGCGAAGGGGTTGCCGGGTTCGGCTTTGGTCGCATCAAAGCGCACCGTCATTGACAGCGGATTCAGAAATTGAAACCCAGTCAGCACACGGCCACGATACAGCTTGAGCCAGTACGCAGCACCGGTGAGCAAAAGACTTCGCTCGGTGTCCTTCATCAAGTTGGCGAGGTTTTGATTCCATGGCCACGCCACCTCGTTCTCGTTGCGAAAGAGCCGATACGGCACCGTGCTGATAGCATCACAGCGCAGATTGACACTGCGGTACAACATCGGCACAAGGCTGTACGCGTCGATGGTGCCGTTGACGCCTTCGCCGTTCTTTAGTTTGTCCACCCATCCGGGATAACCAGTGATTGCCATTATGCCCACCCCCAATCTACTTTCGGCTTACTCATCATCGCAATGGCGCCCGATGCGGCGTCGACATAGTCGTCATGTTGCCCAGATGGGAACGCCACGACTTCGTCAAGAAATTGCCGTGTCCATTCTCCGGCA